AAAATACCTCTAAAGTCAGAAACTCCAAATGAGTATCTTTCTCTAGCTTTGTATCTAACGTTTCCTGTGTCAAAGTCACCTTCCATCTTAGTTGTGATAGGTGCTCTGTCAAAGTACTTCATTCCATTAGGCACATCTGTAACAATGTAAAACGCATCTGTATCAGTTAAGAAATTGTTAACCACATAACCTTGTGGAACCATTCCCATGTTTCTGATTGCATTTATATCGTTATCAGCTGTTCCAACTCTGTTGGCAGATTTCATCAATCTGTCAGCTGTAAATTGAAGCGCAGAAGGAATAATCATTTTCATTCCTTTAGCAGCAATTTTTAAACCTCTTTCGTCCGTCATTGCAGCGATGTCTATTAAAGACTGCTCTAATGAAGTTTCGTTAAGGTCAGCTTGAGTTGCTAACGTGTTTGCGACATTACCAGCAATTGTTGGGTGTGCAGTGTTAAATAAAGAAACACCATCACCTGAATCAAAGTTGTCTGTGCTCGGTAATCCTTGGATTAACGGGTTAACAGCTTTAACTTGCTTAGTTTGTGCCATTGAACGAGCCAACGCTTTTGTGTATCTAGACGCAAGTCTATCGTACAGGTTATCTTCAATCGCTTCTTCAGTGATTGCGAACGCTAAAGCAATTGTTTCATGAGTGTATCTAGCTGTGTATGTTTCTTGAGCATTGTCAAAAACTACGCCAGAACCTTCAGGCTTAACTTGTGCTTGAGCGAAACCAGATAACATAACTTCTTCTTCAAAAGCTCTGTCCGAAGTTTCTTTTGTATAGATCGCTTCGTGTTGGTTTTCGTATTGTTTATATTCCAGGCCGAATAGTGCATTCAATCCTGGCTCTAGTTCTTTAACTAGCTGTGATCTTGATATTGCCATAATTATATACCTACCGTTCCTTTTAAGAAGTGTTCGTTGATAATAACTACTGCGTTCACATCTGCTGCGCCCGCTTCATTATTTTCTGGATCTTTTGAGATCCCGATCACTCTTAGTTGAGCTGTTGCAGTTTTAAGATCAGAATGATCTAATTCCACTTTAGATACGTAGTTTGGTGTAGCACCAGCTGCGTATACTATATCAGCGTTCATACCAACTTCTGCTGCTGTTAAAGCACCATCAGATTGGATTTCAAACCTTTCATAAGGGTCATCACTTACAAATCCAACAATGTCTGTTGCAGTGTTAGAAGCGTTAAGGTGATTAGCATATGTAGGCTTACTTGTGTTAGCATCAGTAAAGAAAACACCGTTAAGGGATCCTAATAGAGTATCTGTTGCTGCCGCTACAGTGATTGTACCAGTTGCTGCCATTTCGACAGGATCGTTTTGGTAAATCGCTGTTGCGTTTGCTGCGATATCGTATTCGGATAACCCTTGGTTATCTCTATTCTGACCAACTTTTCCGATTGCTTTCAGTCCGAAAGCAGCGTCTTTGTTTGCCATAGTTTTTCTCCATTAGTAAAACTATTATTCATAGTCTTACGGGTTAATATTAATTCGCTGGGTAGGAATAGCTAATAAATTAGCTTTTCTTTGAACCACCGAAGGTTACACGAGTCTGTCTATCAACATTGATAGGCATACTTGGATGCTCTTCCTTCATGAGATCGTTGTTTACTGCTTCGTCTTGCTCCATACCTTGCTTAGCATAGTATTCGGCACGTGATTTTGCAATCTCTTCAGGTACTCTAGCGAGCACTAGGCCACCAACTCCGATTACTCCCTTGTATTTGCCTTCTTCAACAATTGGATATTCTCCGTCTGGGTATTGATCAGCTCTGACTAATTCATATCCTGATCTCAATCTTCCAGCGACGTTTTTAGTGTCTTGAAAGCCCATAGACTCGGCTCTTATCCATCTATGTCTAAAACCTGTTGGCGCAGGGGGTGCATCTAAAGATGACGGTGGAGACCAAACTTTTTTTCGAGAAGTTTTTTCTCTAGTCTGACTCGCACGGGAAGTTTTGTTTTCTTCTATTTTTTTCATATGCATTTACTCCTTCGTGATGTTTAATTGTTTCGCATATTCTTCAAGTGGCACATTCAATTTTTTAGCTATTGCTACTTGTGATGATGTGAGTCTCACAGTTTTGCGACCCGGTTTGCTACTTCTGTTGGCCGAAGCTACAACTTGAGTAGGTTTACTAGTCGTTTGTGATTGCACTTTATCAAATTTATGCGGGAATTCAAGTCTTATTCTCTTATCTATTTCAGAATAATACTCATCA